GTTTCAAACAAGAAAGAGCCCCTGTCTCCGGTTTTAGCCGGTCGACAGAACTCAATCCCCGTGAACAACGGGGAGTGATCTGGGATCTCCCACTCAGGTCAGTTAGACCCCTTCATCCGTTTACACGGATGAAGCTTTCCGCAGCTTGATGTTGACGGCCACGGGACGTCCAGAACGTTCCAAGTGTTCTTCGTCGACGGATGGCATACCGCCGCGCTTAAGAAGAAACTTGAGCAAGGCACCAGGACCCTCAAGAGAATTCTTGGGGATTCTAGCGGAAACTACGTACCCCTTAACGAAAGGAGAATGTAGGTTCTTGTCCAACCCTTGGGCCTCATAACCCAAGAAGCTGTGACGACCAAGCACAGGGCTAGTCGACAAAACAACCGGAAAGTAACGAATCACTGACCGGATGTAATCGTCGAGCCATTGGCAGGTCTTCCAGTAACCAGCATAATACAACTGATTACGAAGAGAGACCATACTAATGACCCCTGTAGCGTCTGACCGTCGTGTAGGAAGCAAATGACGAACTCTGACAATACTAACGTCAGACCCGGCATAATACTCCCGACCGCAAGACTCACGGAACGAACCGTTCCAGAAAGACTTGCCACCGTTAACCCGAGCGCCAAAGGCGTTCAGGAAACGGACGACGGATTCCACATAGTCTACAGGTACGATAATATCGTCCCCGTAGATGCGCACCTTGTCTTTAAGAGTGTTTATCTCTCGAAGACTCAGAGGAGCGTTACGCGCATCTTCAACTCCAATCAGGACAATGGTAAGGAATACCATCGCCTCAAAGGGGAAGCAGAGCGCGGAACCCATAGACGCGAACTTGGCTAGGTGAATTACACCATGGCCAGGTACACGAGCTTTTTCAGAACGACACGCCTGAACGGCCTTATCCAAATGAGGCCAATTCTGGCACATCGTTCTGATGAGCTTGTTAGAGACACGGTCGGATGCTTCGCTCAAGTCGAGCGTCGCTAAGGTCCCGTTTTTAGACCCGTCAAGTGCCATGAGCTGATTAGGCTCTTGGTCCTTGAATCCGAGCATGTGGCACAGGTTGTTATCCTGTCCCAAACCATGCAGAATCTCAGGTAGAATTGCCTGCTGTGCATATTGCATAGCAGTTGGTTCTATCCCGATAATTCTGGGTGTCTTTAGCGTTTTAGGAACTGAGACAACCTTAACGGGTATCTCAGAACCGGGTTCGAGGATGTCGATCTCGTGTAACTGGTCATAGAAACGCCAGTTAGGAAGGAGAAACTCCCCAGAAGGGAGAATTTCTTCCAGACGAGCGGGCCATGTCCGCTGATTCCACTTTTGGTTTCCCAAAAGTCTGTCAGCGGTAACACCAGGCCCATGCTTTGGCGAGAGTTCGAGGTTGTAGATTTTATGGTCTACTTCCGAGAACACCTTGCTATAAAGCATGTCCGACATAGACTTAAATCTCTCCAGAAACTGAGGGGAGACGGTCTTGTCGAACTCTTTGACATCCTGCTCACACTTGATGTACCCACGCATAGCATTTCTCTGTCGTGCACTTGTGCACTTCAAAGAAATCTTACCAAACATCAACGTAAGTTGACGGATGGCAAGAATTGAATCTATGCAGGGATCATCAAGTAACGATCCACTGTGCGTATCGAACACACGTCCGAGGTAACCTCCCAGTAGTAGGGGGAGGGGTCCTCCACTCCGCCGGTTCTTTCGAAAGCCGGGGAAGTGATGCGGGCACACCTGTTTCTGGTCTAGGCATTTCTCAAACGCCTTACCATACTCGGGTAGGCATATCGTAAGAAACGATATACCCTCGTGTTCAGTACGCGCCATGACAGTTTTAATGTCATGGGTGGCGCTAGTGCAACATCTGCTGGCCGATTCATTGGCCAGCTCTTTCCAGAGTCGCAACAGGCTTTTCATTGATCCCTCCTTAAATAGAGGTGGTCAATCCTGGCCTGATGCCACAGGCAATCGATAATAGAACCGATACCAAACGGACGCGCCTAACTGTTTAAAGGTTTGCGCGCTACCCGTTATGGTTGAGGTTCTAGCAATTTGCCACAAAAATCAACAACTGTGTTGAGAGTTGTGTTATCGAGGACCAAAGAGAGAGCAAGGAGTACCAAGCCCACGAAGGCGACGACATGTTTTCGGTTTATTGAAAACGTGAACATCCCCGACACGGTCAAGGTATTTTCCTTAACCCGCTCTTTCTTAGGACTCACCAGCAAGAAGCTTGCTGATGAGGAGATCCGAAGACGCGGAAAACTGGGTCTTGAACCCGGTGTAAACCGCAAGTGCCTCGGTGGCCGTGTAGCCAACGACGGGTACGTCAAAGACCATGTAGATTGACATGGACACCTTGACGTTCGTCGCCGGCAAAAACGGATCCGCC